GGTTGGGAAGAGGTAAGCGGTAGTGGAAGCCTATCAGACTTAAGGATATCGGGTTGGTTAGATATAACCAGGTATGGTGATGTCCAAGACCCTTATATCCAAAACGGTGATACTCTAGTAGATGCTCTAAGGAAGTTACAATGGATGACAGGTAATAATACTGTTAAAACCCTTGGAGATTCTTCTGGAATAGGTATGATATGGTGGAACGGTGATACTCAGAATGACTTATTTACTGCATTCTATCTCCAGATAGAAACTCATGAGATATATTTCCTATTCGAGGGTACTTTTAGCGAATTAGGTGACCAAGCTACAGAAGAACAAATTATTAGCTATATTATAAAAGAGGGTAATGTAGTATATATAGGTACAACCCGTTTGATAAGTTATACATCTGGTACAAACCAAGCTATGGGTCTAAGAAGTAAAGAATCTCTTTGGTATACTGGTTCAGGGAATCCCACATTGACCCTACTAGAATCCAGTTTCAATGATTTAGCCCCAACAGCTTCACTTATATGTGCATATAATATAACTCCTACAATCAAAAAACAAAATAGTACAAGTGTGATACACATGCACCAGAATGCAGCCGATGTAGCACCTACCTCCGGTTATAAGGTGTACACCATACTCTGCCAAGTAGTGGGAAGTGTAAAACATTTCTTTATAAATGTGGCTCCATACAACTAAAACTATAAACCATGAACATTACAAAACTTGGATGGCTATACATTTCCTTGGCCATAGCTTCAGTAATTATCTTCTCCTGCATTTGGAGATGGTTGGACAATGGGTTGGTAGCTTTCTTGCTCATCTTATACCCGATAGTGTATTTCATTGCCGGTTATTTTGTTCACTATCTCAAAGTAAAGGCATCTCTTAAGAAAGAATAGGCAATGTCCAGTATCTTAAAAGAACACCAACATAAAACTAAGTTTGGTAAGTTCCTGCATACTCTGGTACATATTCTTTTGTACATTTGGCAACTACCTCAAAACCTTGCCGGACTTATCTACAAGATAATTCTTAAAGGGGAGAAAAGAATCCTAAAACAAAGAAGCACTGCTTTTTATGTGGCTCCCACAATGAATGGCGGTGTAAGTTTGGGAAACTATATCTTCCTTTCGGAGAAATCTGGATTAAAAGAGCCGGTATATGACCATGAATTTGGCCACTGTATTCAATCCCGAATATTAGGTCCATTATATTTACCTACAGTGGGTCTATGTAGTGGGTTACACTGTATGTTCCATAACAGTGCTAATAACTATTACGACTTCTGGACTGAAAAATGGGCAAACAAGCTCGGGGGAATAGAAGGTTATACGGGTGAGTTCCATTATCATAAGGACGGCATCATAAGGACTGTTTACTCAGAACTGAAAGCTTTTTACGATAAACATTTTTAACACAAATGGCAAGGAAGGTAAATATCACACTTCCCAAAGTATCTGACCTTGTACTTCAGGTAAAGCTAAATGGTGAATGGCAAAAGGTAGAATCTTTAGTCAGTAACCTTGGGCCAAGTATGCAGAGGGGATATGATAAAGCTGTGAGTCAATTCTCACGTAACCTCCTTGCAATCGTAAAGAAGTCATTAACTTTGGGTATACCGCCGATGGGTGGTGGAGTAACTTGGCAACCATTATCTCCAGCTACCATTGAAAGGTGGGGACAACATCCTATTTATAACCTGACTGGTCTCTATTCGAGGTCAGTTGGGTTATATAGGTATAAATCGAGGGTTCTAATAGGATTACCAATCGGAACCAGACGCTCTTCTCAGAAGAAGCTAACACTAAACCAACTAGCCATGATGTTGGAATTCGGTTCCAGCGATGGTAGGATTCCACCCCGGCCCGTATGGGCACCATCTCTTAAAGCCGCTGGTGGTAAGAATAAGCTCAAGCAACTTATCCTAACGGAGATACGTAAAGAACTTCAAAAGTATGGTGTAAGACCCAATCAAGTAAAATGGTAAATTCTCAGGAAATTATAGAGAGGTCCATATACGTGGCTATATTAAATATGGCTATCAAGTTGGGCTACACTATAAATCCAGAAGACTATCTTCCAACCAGTGCAGCAAATGCTGAACGGTTTAAAGAAGACCTGAAAAAGATCACTGACGAAAAGGGTTTCTACGTCAGTATATTCGGAGTGGGTAACAATCACTCAAAAGGTATAAAAGAAACCCCCCGTATCGTGGTTGATTCCGAAGGATTCTATCCTGGAGATATTGGACTACCGAGACAGATAATAGAGAAAGAAGAGGGCATAGGTTACACTGCAACTGAAGTACCTTATGAAACCCTATCACAATACATGAACATAAGACTGTGTGCTCATTCTGCAGAACACATGAGACTGTTGCATCAGATTATGTTCTGGTCAGTTCCTCAAAGAGGCTACCTAAAACCATACGAAGAACCCAAATTTCTATTCACAGGAAATATATTCCTCCGGATAGTTAATTTTTATAACATGCCGGATTTGGATAATGGGTTGATGGAAAAGGTATACCAATTTGAAGTACAGGATTGCCTCTTAGATGGTAACACTCCTCCAGAGGTAATTACTCCAATAAGAGATATTTCCGTGCTTCTAGAAAATGCCGATTACACTCTGAAGGTTCCCCAAGGAGCCTGACCCACCTATACCTCCAATCGACCCTGGTTCTTACTTGAGGGTACGTGGAGGTGGATTCTTTTTTACTATCATAACCTTAATCAATAATTATATGCCACAGACTCCAAGAGTAAGGTTCAATTTTAAGAACCTGAATGTACAATCAAGTGTACCTCTGTTGGGTGTAATCAATGTAGTAGCCCGTACTACTAAGGGTCCATTCGAAGACCCGAAGGACTTGATTGCAACTCCCTCACAGTTCACTCGCATCTTCGGTTCGGAAATAGTTCCGGATGGTTCGGTATCAAACATCATGAAAGCCCTGGAAATGGGTGCAAAAGTCCGGGTATCACGAGTAGCTGGAGCTGGGGCTACTTATGGTTGGGCAAAGCCTATGTCGGTAACACCGGCTTCTTCTCGGGCAGTTCCCTCGGTATCGGTACCAGACGGTTCTTCGGTTATTTCCATTACTATTTCCGACCCGAGTGGGGCTGAGAACAGTCTCTCTATGCACATGGCCATACGTACTCGAGAGGCTGGTTCTCCGGTATTGGATGATACGGGAGTTAATCTCAATCGTCCTTTTTACCTGAAGCTGAATGTATCCACGGAACCAACACTCCGTGCAAGCATCATTCAGTATGGTGGCCGGGATGATATTACCAATATTCCGACTTACGACAGCATGCTAAACGAAATGCTGTTCTTCTCGGCAGTATCTGCAAACACTTCCGAGGGAGTAACCAATCCTTCTATAAATGTAAATACTCTGCAGAACTTCCTGGATAATGCTCCCAACATCACTTTTGAGGCAATCCAGGGTAAGGCAGGCGATGGTCAGGGTACCATGGCAAATCTGGCAACCGGTATTCAGACCATGGAAGATATCATATCCATTCTTCGTCAGTTCTCCAACTGGAACTCGATGATTACTGTGGGTAAGATAACGGAAGGTACCGTGGATGCCGAGGAAATTTCCGATACCAACGTATACATGCAGTGTACTGAGGGTAATGCAGGGGCTACTCCTACGGCAGACGAATGGCTCTCGGCATATCAGGCAAGCAAGGCCTACTACGAGGCATATTCGGTAATCCTTTCTCACATACATCAGCATCTGCCTACGGATTATACCAAGGTATATACCTCTGTAGCTGCCGATGTACACAACATCTTCGAACAGATGTTGTATGTGGAAGTGCCTAAGTATGCTCCTGATACTCGTACCCCAGCAACTCCCGAAGAGACCCTTTCGGCACTTAAGACTTTGGTACAGGCCATTGGTGCAAAGAAAGAGGTGGCATACTTCGGCGGTGGTATCAAGTACTACAACGAAAACGGTTCTCTTCAGAAATGCGATGTGCTCGGTTCAGTAATTGGACTCGATGCTATTTGTGCTTCTACCTATGGGCCTTGGTATTCATTCTCGGGTATGAATAGGGGTGTAATCGTATCGGCACTCGGTCCGGTGATGAAGAACTTGGGAGGACCTGCTGAAGTGGATACTCTTAACGAGTTCGCTCAGTGGTACATGAACCTGTTCGTAATAAAGAACACCAGGACCCAGGGTCAGCGCACTATGCTCTGGCATGGTTTCACTTCGAACCCAGTAGACGATTCGGAGAAATTCATCTCCATAGTTCGTCTCAATCTCTATCTGAAGAAAAACCTCCGGCCGATTTTAGAGAGCTACATCGAAGAGCCCAATACCTTCGATACGTGGAAACTCATTTATCACGAAGCAAAAGAAATTCTGGATGACCTGCAGACCCGCAATGCCATCACTTCCTATGAGTGGATAGGTGACCAGGATGCCCAGAGTTACGAAGAGCTTCAGATAAACAATGAGGCCGACGTTCGCCAGGGTAAATATCGGGCTCAGCTGAAGTATAAGGAGGTTGTTCCAATGCAGGATATCGAAATGGATGTTATCATCGACATTGCTGTAAACAAGAGCACCGGTGAAGTATCCATCTCTGCCCAGAATAACTAACAAATAAATACGATAAATACTATGGCAGGAGCTAAAGTAAAAAACCCGAGGAAGAAGTTCTTATGGCAAATAATATTTGTCAAGCACCCAATCAACCCCTTCCTCTTTCAGAAGGTAACTGTACCTGAGATAAGTATCGAACAGGTTGCACACGGGGATGTAAACTACGACGTAAAGACCGGTGGCAGGGTATCAGTTGGTAACTTAACTGCATCTAAGCTGGAGACAACTTCTGGTTCAGATACCTGGTTATGGGATTGGCTGATGTCAGTACAGGATATGCTGCTCGGGGGAGGTTTAACCCCAAGTCAGTACAAGGAAACCGTACTCATCAATGAGCTGGCCGAGGATGGAGTATCTATCCTTAATTCCTGGACTTGTACCGGAGTATGGCCTTGCAAGGTAAACGGACAGGACTTAGACCGAATGAGTTCGGACAACACTCTGGAGGATTTGGAGTTCTCAGTAGACACCTGCGAGAAGCTGTAATAGTGAATCACCAAGGGAGAGCTCAGCAATGAACTCTCCCTTTTTCGTATCCAAGACTATATTCAGAAGAATACACTTAACAACTCAACAACATGGAAGACAAAACACTTTATGGTAAGAAACTTACCTTCAAACTCCCCAGTGGTTACGAGGTAACTATAAGGGAACAGAATGGAGAGGATGATGATATCCTTTCTAATCCGGTAGATGCCAAAACCTTCATGAACATATCAAAGTTCATTGCAGGCATTGTAACTGATACTGATATAACAGCAACTCGATTGCTTACCCCCGAAGATGTGCAGAAAATGCCCTCACTCGACAGGTATGCAATCATGGTAAATTCCAGGGTGTTTTCTCTTGGGGAAATACTTGACTTCAGGTATGCTTGGGATGGTCCAGCCGATGGTCAAGTTCGTGAAGTAGACTATGAAATAAACCTTCAGGAAGAGTTCCTTTTCGACTACGGTGTAGTTCCAACTATGGAAGAGATGGAAGCAAAACCTAACGCTATCCCATTCTACCCAGTACCTAAACAAACCTCGGAAATACAGTTCACTACTAAAAGTGGGAAAGAGATGTGCTTCGACCTCCTCAATGCCAGCGGGGAAGCCTACGTCTTAAATCTCCCCGCAAGTGAACGTACCAAAAATCAGGAGTTAGTCGCTCGTAATCTCAAACTGAGGGTTGGTGACAACTATGAACCCGTGAAGAACTTCCGGATGTTCAGCCCAAAAGATATGATGGACATAAGGTCTGCTATCAAAGGGTTTGACCCCCTATTCCACGGTACTACTCAAATCGAAGACCCCGAAACGGGACAGAAGATTATGGTACCAGTGATGGCGGTAGATAATTTTTTCTACCCACGGGAGAACTAGAAGATGTATATCTATACATTGTTAAAGCTAATATTAGTATTGACTTTAACACTCTAGCAAAGCTCCCCTGGCGGCGAAGGAAGAAATTTATAGAAGCCGCCGAAGCATATTACAATGCCCTTGAGAAAGAGCTGCCCAAAGGAAAGTAGGGCAGCTCTCTTTTGTTCGATAAATCTGAAACTATATGGCTTTTACAAGTGGTAGTCCTTCTGCAGGACAACTCGAGATAGGTGTGGCTCTTGTCCTTCAAGATAGGTTTTCAAACCAAGCAAGGGAAGCTAGCTCAGTTATCAGAGGTTTACATAGGGATGCTAAAAATGCCGTACAGGCTAACTTAACTGCAGTTCAGTCGTACGCTAATATGGCAAGTGGAGTGGCCAATTCGATAGTATCGACATTAACCACTACTATTGCAACTGGAGCTGATTTCATCGATATGATGACTTCAGTAGGAGCTATATCAGGAGCTACCGAAAATCAAATGTCTGGATTATCTGAAACTGCTCAGACATTAGGTTTAAGGACCATGTTCATGTCAAGAGATATAGCTTCAGGTATGAAATATTTGGCAATGGCCGGTAATGATGCAAACCAGATTCAGCAAATGATATCTGGTGCAGCCATGATGGCTAATGCCACGGGCATGGAGTTGGGAGGTAAAGGAGGTACAGCTGACTTACTAACCAACATCATGAGGACCTTCAAGTTAGAGGGTCAAGAAGCTGCAGGTATTGTTGGTGACCAGCTTACTAAGGCTGCCATGTCATCCAATGTATCAATGGCCGACTTAGCTGAGTCTATCAAATACTCGGCTGCATCCATGGTAACTCTGAAACAACAGTTACCACAAGTAGCTGCCATGATTGGTACTCTGGGTAATGCAGGTATTCAGGGTTCTATGGCAGGTACTTCTATCCGAAACATGGCTGACTACCTGACTCAATCATTAACCAATCCTAACTTTAAGGGAGCTAAGGCTTTAGCTAGATTAGGACTGAGTAAACAGGATTTTGTAGATGCCAATGGAGACCTTCAAGATTTTGCCATAATCTTAGGTAAAATAGAAGAAGCTACTCAAGGATTGTCTACTATAGACCAGAATGCTGTATTCAAGAGTATCTTCGGTGTACGTGGTATGCGTGCTGCAGTTGCAATCATGCGTGATACTGAAGGTTACTTTGACCTGTTAAATAAGATACAAAACA